GATGATTTCTTTCATCGCATCAGCACGTATGTGCTCAGCTTCATTCGCTATCTTCATACTGTGAATGATCTTCTTTTTACCAGCATCAGTATTTGAAAGCGTAGGTATCTGAGCCATAAAAGCTTTTAAATCGTTATCCGTTACTCGGGAGCCGAAAATAGCTTTTGCGCCACCTATGAATTGATTGCTGAGCTTTTCAAATTCTTCAGTATCAGGAGATGTCAGCCTTTGCACTGATCTCAAAACACCAATAACTGGATTAATAAGGCCTCCAACAGCACCACCTATGGCCCCTCCTAATCCAGCTCCTACCCCAGCACCTGCAAGTCCTCCTGCTCCATAAGTAGGCAATGCCCCTGCTGCGCCACCTACAATTCCTCCAAGTGCTGCACCAGCAGTTGCACCTGTCGCAGGAGATATTTTTTCTTCAAGATTCTTCAGCAAATTATAGTATGTGGAGAAAGGAAGATCACCCTTTTCAATGAGCTTAGACATTCTATCTAGTCGATTATCTGCTTCCTGAGCAGATTTCTCTACTTCAAGCACCTTGTCGTAATACTTCTTCGTTTCTTTCTGCGCTTCTGCCTGCTCTTTATCACTTAATTTCTTCTGTTCATGAGCCAGTTTCTTTTCTTCTTTTGTAGCAGATGCTTTTTCTTTTGCAGTTAATGGCTTCACTGGTTCGATAACTTCTGGTGCAATCACTGGCTGTTGTTCAACAACTTCAGGAGATCTTTGCCCAGGCTGCATTTGCTGTTGAGGCTGCAGCTTCTGTAAAAGATTGGCAGCTGGTTCCGGTGCGGCAGCCTTCTGCTTTTTTTGAACAGGAACGATAGGATTTTCAAAAGAAGGCTTGAGTTGTGGTGGAGAAAGTAATTGCTGAAGCGCTTCAGGATTATCGAGTAATGGTGCAACTTCTTCAGCTTCTTCAGGAGAAAGACCGAATAAAGCTTCTAGTCCCCCCGCTCTCTTTTGCTGCAGTTGAGACTGTTGTTGTCTTTGAAATTTATCTCGCAGTACTTTATCGAGCACGCTCGGCTCTAACTGCGCCATATGATGCGCTTCTTGAGCAGGAATATTAAGTAAGTTTTGCAATCCAGAAGCAGTATCAGCGCGTTGTTTTCTCTGATGCAACTCATTGCTCTTTCTTTCAATCAAAGAACCCAAAACATTACTAACGCCTCTCAAGTAAGGATTTTGATTGTTTTGTTTATCAATGATCATGCTCATGCTCCCTTTTTCATTTTGTTCATAGCTGCTAATTGCGCTAATATTTTCAATTTATCTTGATCGATAGTTTTTGAAGTAATCGATCCCTGCTCCTGAGCTTTTTTGTTTTGACCAAGACCAAAGCTGCCCCCAGATCCCAAATATTGACTCAGCAAATTAGTTCCAGCTTCAAAAGCCTGCTGACCAAATGGAGTAGCTTGGCCCAGATAGATTTGTTCGTGTTGAGGAGTAAGTCCAAGCTGGAGCATATTTAATGCATTCTGTTGTCCTTGCTGGCCATATTGCGCTTTCAAAGCAGCAAGCCCTTGATCAAACTCAGATTGAGCGCCGCCAAGCATGCCGGCAAAATCACTCGATCCGCGCGTATCCGATCCACCAAGAGCAGTGAACCTCTCAGCAAGACCAGGAATAGATTCACGTTGAAACTTGCTTCGAGCAGCTGATTCAATTGGCTCAAATCCGGCCGTAGGATTTGCTAAATTAGCTTGCCCTTGTGCCAGTAGCACATTGAGAGCTTCTTGCTGCTGAGGCGTGAATTTACTAGGAGCTCGATCAAATTGACCATTGCCTGAGTACCCAGCATTTCCTTGTTCCTGCATTTGGTTAGCAGTCAGTCCAGTACGAGGATCTTTTTTAACATTTCCAGAAAGACCCCCTGACAATAATCCTGCAAGACCACCTAATCCGGCGCCAACTGCAGTTCCTATGGGACCAAAGAAAGATCCTACTGACGCTCCTGTAGAAGCACCACCCAGACCTCCTCCTGTTCCACCTTTCCAACTGAATGCCATACTATCTCCTTTAACTTTGCAAATACTCTAAGATCACATATGTGACATTGAAATTACTTCTATTCGATCCAGTGATAATAGTTACATTAGTTGCATCAACTTTCAACTCAATGTTATTAGCAGCAGTGGGACTTGCATATGGCAGCGGAATATAATTTTTACCTGTCGTATCAGATGCGGCGCCATAAATACGAGTGAATGTCGTTTTAATCGTACATGTAATACCATGAGCAACTGCTGTTGTTCCTGTGTTAGGTAATGCGCCAAAATTGATCACCTTGCGAAGAACCTGTCTGTCTTGAGGTGAAAGCACAGTAGAAGAATCTAATGCAGGGTCGCTGAAATATAGCTGGCCGTTAACAAATTCAGAAAGTTGATATTGGCCCGTATCTTTGGCATTGAGGACTAATACTATGTTATTGATTTGTTGGTAGAGGCGAACCATGAGTTCCTTAAACTCAGGGCTTGAAACGTCTACATCTTGAAGCTGAGCAATGTCCCACACTTGCGTGGTCTGAATAAATGAGCCGTATTGATCAGCATCTTGTATGGCCATTACTTTTTCCTCTTAATAGGAGTATTATTGTTTACTCTAACCATTTTAAGCTTCCCATCAACATACTTAAACGCGAACTCACTATTTTCTATGAGCTCAGAATAATTTTTTCGAGATCGAATCTGCACCTTTTCTTCATGGTAAACAATCGGCTCCTTATTCGATTCACTTGCCGTAAATGTCATTATCTCAACAATAAAGTAAACAAATATTAAAAATGGAACCACTGAAGCCTCCTATTTTTAAAATGCAACCTCCACTATCGTTATATATTTTTTACCTTCAGAATATTCAGCGGCGAAAGGGAACTGAATAAAGAATTTTTCCTTATCTTGATACGCAAATATTTCATACCTATCTTCAATCACCAAAGGTTCATTTAATAAGGGCGTGTGAATATAAATTAATGATGAAACAAAACAATAAACAAACATAAATGGAATCATTGAAGCCTCACTGAAGTTGGTTGGGTATAAAGAGACATGCCCTGAATTTCAAACTCTACAAGAGATACGTCAGGATCTAACATCTGCGATAAAGAAAACGACATACCTATCTGGATAAAATGGCCACTCGTTTGGAAATAAATAGGGTGCCACAGGAGCTCTTGATAAGTTTCAAGTGGATACAAAACAGGATCATATGGGAATGTTTCTAGAATGTTATTGCCCATTATAGAACCAGATTGTTCGCCCTCGTCTATCATTGATAGCTCAGTAGACGAAGGATAATAATCTACCGTGATCTGACCTGTTTCAGTTCTTACTACGCCAAAATCTATCTTCGATAAATAAAAATCACGATCCTGGTCAACATAGGGATTCCATTGCTTGCTTTGTATCTGAATATTAGAAACACGAGCAGCAGTCCCACCGCCACTATAAGTGCCGGAATTAAGTCCAGGAACCTGGATAATGATATTATTAGCATCGACAACAGAAAAGACGGCGAAGATATTACGATTCAAGGCTGCAACTGTTGGCGCATCACCAACAACGGACTCAATCAGAATAAAATCATAATCATAATCAAACTCTATAGGCATATCAGTAAGATTATGGCTTATTATAGTAAGCGTTAATGTACCATTGCCATTATAAGTAATATTAGTGATCTGCATTGAGGCGGCATTGCGAGCTTCCTCAGAATTAAGAATCAATATGAACCCTTCAGGAGTTCCCATTAATATTTCTCTATTATTTGCCTGAAGAACATTGCTTATCCATGTGAATGTAGCTTCATTCCATAATAATGGCGCTGAGGACGCCCAGGTAGTATCGGCTGATTGTTCAAAATAGCCAAATACTGTCACACAATCATCATTGCGCGCCCATGATTGGTTTTTATAATTATAAACAAGAATCTGATTCGGATAGGCTTGAGTTGGTTGCTGCAAATCATCGACATACGTCCAATAGACCAATTCTTTATAATAATCTCTGATTCCAGCAGTACGTGCCGTTTCGCTATTTTTTAAACTAAATTCAAATATTGTATCCGGAATTTGATCATCGATACGGACAACATTTGATCCATTACATGCATGGACCCCTGTTTGCCCTATTGTTAAAACATCTTTATCAAATGGAACCGTACTGAAAGTAGATTGTGATCCGAGTTCCGTATTAATTTTTTGCCACACAAAAGGGAATATCTGATTGCCGGTATAAACGAGCTCCCAGGTACTTCTTTCAAAGTAAACAATCAAACGATCTTTAATAAATTCTGCTGATATAATTTGCTCTTCAGATGCCGCGTCAACGAATCCGCCACCTGCAGCAACATTAGGAACGTTATCTTGCTGATTTTTTTCATACCATGCATTTACCGCAAGAGGAGAGCCATAAAAACTATACCGAGCACGATTAACGTATGCAGTGTTAACACCGCCGCCACCTGTCCCATCATTTTCCACCGTATTTAAAAGAACCAATCTGTTTTTAAACGCTACTATTATGCGGGCTGTTTCTACGAAAGGCCCTGTATGAATTGCACCGCCGGCAGGCCTAAAATAGAAGGCATTCGCGCCTGATGCAGCAGTCCAGGTAGTTCCATCAAAATACCAGATTGGATCGTCATTAGCACCAGGCGTAGGAACAGTCGCATTAAAATTAGTAACAAAAAGAACTTTAGTGCCGGCAACCCCTTGCCAGTTGGCAGCCCAGAAATAGTTTAAGTCGGTACCATGCCAGATGGCAGTTCCTGATCTATTCCATGCGCCACCTGAAAAAGTATATGCATAACGGGTATCGAAGGCATAGGTAGGGTGATTGTTTACTATATTGATTTCATATTGATCTATTCCCATTACTGGAAGAGAAGGATAAAAAAATATAGTTGTAGTAGCTGGGCCACCAGTAATAGTAAATGCGCCAGTACTAATATTGAATGTTCCTGAACCCATCGTGGCAAGCATCGGTTGTGCCCCTGCAACAGCCGAAATAACCGTGTACATTTGAGTGCCAATAGTAAACGCTTGCCCGACCGATAAAGGTAATCCAGCGTCAGAAAGAATAGTACGAACATTTCCCGCAGCATTTCCTGAACCATTAGTTATTCCCGCTCCTGCACCGCCTGATACCAATGAAGTTCTCAGCCGAGAGTTAAATTGTGACGTTCCCATAAGCTCAGAACCAAATCGTTTTAAAATTCGGCTCCGAAAAACATAAGCATTCTGTAAGTAATCAAATGCTTCATCGGGTATTAACCAAGGAGGTGCATTCTTTGTTAAACCAGAGTTAATCGGTGCAATTAAAAAACGATCAAATGCCATATTAGTATCCTATAGCTAGATATTGAAATAGAACAACCTTGGTCGTTACCGTAGTACGAGCAGATCCAAATGCGTTAAATCCTAAATTAGTAAACGATGATAAACGAACAAAACCATCGCCATCAGATGCATTACTGTAAGCGGTGCAAAGGACTATAGACAGTACCTGAGTAAACCCAGGAGATCCTGGGTTTAATGCAGCAAACGTAAATGCTGTATTGCCATTTGCTGATCCATTACCAAATTTTAAAAGCATTCCCGATGGCAAGTACGTCCATCCACCAGCATTAAGTGCTGGTGCAGAAACTATACTTAAAGAAGATGCCGTCGCAGGAATTTGAGTAACCGTTGCTTGATTGGTCTTGTTAATGTAAAGCTCATTCTGACTCGTAGTAGTGTTTGTTGCTGAGTAAAGAGCCACCGTTCCCGCAGGAAATGCTGATCCAGCTGGCGGTATAGCGCCCTGACTTGGCAAAAGAATCCAGTTAAATCCAGCAGTACTATTTATTGCAGCACTTGAGGGGCTTGCATTACCAGCAATAGCACCCAGGATAGTAAAGTTGTTGAGTATATTACCCTGTGATATGGATAATTGATCGGTTGCTTGCGGAATATTTGGTAAGTATGCCACGTATTATCTCTCCTAATTAAACGTTACTTCCACCACTACCCCATCCACCAAATCCTCCGGTAGTCGGAGAAGTCTGTTCGGTGTAAATGGTAGCTGTTCTCTCATTAGTGTATTGCACAATTGTTCTTCGTTGCATCAATCGTTCTTGCTCTTTCAAGGCAGGCATAAGCAATTGAACGCTATCCATATCCATACGATCTTCTAATATCTTTTTCGCTGATGAGAATGCAATATATTGCCAATATTCTTCAAGATCAGGGCTTTGATCAGTGTCTAACAAAGCAGTCGGCCGCTTGTAGACTTCAATATTAATTTTATATGGCTGATCAGGTACCGGCCGTACGATAAACGTATTTGCATAATAAAGTATAGCTTGAGGACGG